GGTGAAAGTTACCGATCCACCATTTGTATTTCCAGCACCACTTACTGTGTAGTGTGTAGTTATAGTCTTAGTTGTTTCAGTTCCAGTTGAAGAACGTATAATAACCTGAAGATCAGAGTCAGCAAAAATTTTAAAAGTATAGTTAAATGAGGTAGTAGAACCATTACCTGAGTATGAGTTTTTTACTGTAGTTGAAGATACTGTCATAATTCTCTATATTATTTATCCTCCATTTTATCAAGGAGATTTAACGCTTGTTTTGCGAAATTAATCATTAATATATACTGCTGATCTATCATCTCTCTTTTCATATCACCTGTAATTTTAGTTCCGTCAGCAAGTTCCTTCACGTTATATATCTGTCTGATAGCTTTGTCTAAATCTTTTATAGATTTTTGATAGTCTAACATAAATTTTTTGTCAAAAGGAGCTTCTTTCTGTAGCCTTTCAACCTCTTCAAAATCACCTATTTTTTGAGCATACTCAAGATCATTGAAGGCTTTTTGAATAGGCTCTAACTTTTCAAAAAATGTTGTTAAAGATTTTGAAGAATAACCTGGAACATCTCTTACATCAAAAGCTCTAATCACAGGTATTTTGGATAGTGTATCTGTAGGTTTTATTGGATCATCAATAATCTTAGCTTTAATCAAACCATAGTCTAAAATATCTATGATATATCTACCAATACCACCAGTCCATGATCTAAATACATTTTCAGCATGAATAGGATTCATGGCTAAAAAACTTTCATCACCTACCAAACCATTAAGAAGTTCTGATATTAATTTAAAAGTTTCAGATGTATATTCTGTATAGTAAAACTTATTAGATAAATTTCTATCTAAAGATTTTGGAACTACAGGTGCATCTCTAAAAAAACTATGGTTCATAAAATTTTCTATAAAAGGTCTTACAGCTGTAGGTATAGGGTAAAAACCTTTTGCGTTTTGATATACAAAATCTTTAGCAAATTCTTTCCATTGTTGTGGTTCATTTGTTCTAACCCAATCCAAACTTTTTTCAATAATAGAAGAAACTAAAGTTCCTACCTCAAAAGGTTTAGGAAATCTATAAGGTTTATCTCCTATCTTAATATAATAATATGCTTGTTTTAACCATTCAGGTTGATCTCTATAATCTTCATCATCATAATTTAACATATAAAAACCTAATGTTGGAATGGCTACATAAAGACCAAGCATAGCAGTTGTTCTTGCAAAATTATCTCTAAAGGCTTCGTATAACCTAGTTAAACCTTGAACTCTTGCGTTCCAAAAAGGCACAAGTCTGTTTACAACATTTCCTGCTGTTCCTCTTTTTGCATAATCTAAAAGATTTCTAGCTTCAAAACCTCCTCTTTCAATAGCTTGTTTTTCTGTTAAACCTTTTTCAATAGCTTTTTTATAAGTCTTTTCAAATATTCTAAATCTTGTCATTTCCTCTGATAATTGAGTTAAAGCTCTAAATGGTGCTAACATTCCTCTGTTAGAATTTCTTACAGGACCTTTAGAAAGAATATCATAAACTTTACCATCAAATATATTTGGCTTATCTACAGCTGTGAGTGTAGATTGCATACCACCCGACTTGACATATTTTTTGTACATTGCCATAGTTTTTTTATTATTACCTTTAGTAATAATATTAAATGCTCCAATTACAGAATCAGCTATTGGAGTAAAAGGAACTTTATTTAAAAAACTAGCTTGCATGGTATCTCTAAAAAAGTTGGGTACAGCAAAGTCAGGAATTAATATTGCACCAGCTCGAAGTGTTCTAGCAGGAGCTCCTGCATATTTGAAAAACATACTTGCACCTTGTTGATCTAAAGTTGTAAAAGCAGTTTTAATATCTTTACCAACATCCCAAGTTTCTAATTTTCCATCTCTTCTAATTGTCATTAAATCTTCTTTAGGTTTTTTAGTTTTTTTAGCATTAACTTTGTTTATAAAGGTAAATAAATTTTTATCTTTCTTTTTTGCATCGGCAACCATATCAAGAAATCTAGTTTTGACAGCGTTTCTTTCAACAGCATTAACTATTGTGTTTGTATTTTTAACCATTTGCTCTAATGGTGGATAAACTCTTGATTTATCACCTTTAATAGCTTTAAAAGGATTTACAGAGCCTTCAGCTACGACTGGCTTACCATCTTGTATAAGTTCTCTTGCAAAAGTAACATAATTTTTATTAGTTTCTGTCATAGCGTTGAACGCTTCTTTAGTTATAAAACCACCATCACGAGCATATTCTAAAAGTTCTTTTTGATATTTGTCTGTTTGTTTTGCTGTTTTTTCAAATTTAGATTTGTTTTGTTTTACAAACTCTTTTGCAATTTGAATATTAAAACCTGTTTCAATTCCTCTAGCATCTAACTCAATAGCTCTTCTATTATCTAAATAAGTTTCAAATAATTGTGTTTCTGTTTTACCTTTTTTAGTTATAGGTTTCATTATTTCTTTAAGTCCTAAACCTTTATCTAGTGTAGTTTTAAAGTTTAAAGTATTATATTCGATAAAATAACCTGCACGATTTGGCATACCTTCCATAATTCTTGCTTGTTCATAAATATTTAATTTTTCAATTCCTGTTTTAGTATTTATTTTTGCATTTCTCATAGCTTCAAGTATTGGATATTTATTATCTATACCTTGAATAATAGATTTTCTTTTAACAGTTGATCCCATTTCTTTTAATCTTTCAGCTGTCAAAGGTTCTACTCTTGGTTTTAAAACAATATTTTCAGATGCTTTGTTTGCTAATTCATCTTTAAATATTTTTTCAGGTTCTTTAATTTTTTTCTCAGGAGTTTTTCTTTGAAGTAGATTTGCGTAATCTCTAATAAAAGGTCTTGATGAAATATCTTCTAATATTCTTTTATTAATAATTGCATCTTTAAATACTTGATTTGGTTTTTTACCAGTATCAATAAATACTTTTTTAGTTTTATCTTCCATAGTTTTTCTAGGTTGAACTAATCCTAAACCACCAAATAAAACAGCAGAATATGAAAATTCTTTTAAAGTTGGAAGTTGTTGGTTTAATACTGCTCCTACTCCTTCAAACGCAGTAAGTTGTGAAGCAACTCTAGTTATGTATTTATCTGCTAGTTTTGCTCCTCCTATTTTTAATTGTGGTGCAACAGCTGTAACTGCAAAAGTTAAACCTTGTTTTGCACCTTCTTTAATACCTTCTTGTAAAAAATTTTTAAGAATAGTTACTGGCTCTCCATAAGATTGTTGTTCTAAACCTTTCACTAAAGTAGCTCTTGCAGCACCAGGAATAGCACCAGCAGTAAAAGCACCACCATAAGGACCAGCAGCTAAAGTTCCAGGAATAAAACTTATTCCATACAAAGGTAATTCTAATCCTAAAGTATATGCTCTTTCTAATAAACCTTCAAACCATGTATAATCTTCAGGTTCAGGTTGAGTAAGAGCTTCAGATAAACCTTCTCCATTTGCAAGTCTTGTAGTCATGTCATATAAAGTTTTTCCGTAACCTCTTTTCAATATTGCATCACCATCAAAATTTTTACCAACTGCAAGTTCTTTTAAAGATACAGGATCACCTTGTTCTATTCTTGACTGATAAAGCATTTCATCATCAGGACCAACAATCTCTTGACTTTCGTATTCATCAACAATCTGTTTTTTTATATCTGAAAAATAATCTTGATATATTTTTGTATCATTAGTTGTTGTGCCAAAGGCTTCTAATACTTCTTGATTATTAAAACCTGCACTGTTTAATTTTTGTATCTTTTGTTTTTTCCAATCAGCTATTTCTTTTTGACTAAAACCTGCATCATTTAATCTGAGTTCTTTTTGTCCTAAATCCATTACTGACTCATTGTTCTTTTTTCATATTCAAGAGCTGTCTCACCTTCTAATCTTGGAGGAACTTCACTTTGATTTGTTTCTTCTGCTATTGATTTCACAATGCTTCCAAGATCAGATGTTTTAGGTAAAAGATTTTTTATGTCTTTAGCAATATAATTTTCTGAGTTTGGTGATAATAAATTTTCAATAGTAACTCCATTTCTTAAACCATCAATATATCTTTTGTAGTATACTTGTCTTAGCTTACTAGCTTTATTATTATAAGTTTTATCAAAATAACTTAAAAAAACATTACCTTGTAATAAAGGTGTAAGATTATCAAACCATTGAATATATTGTTTATCTTGATCTGAAAATGTATTGTTATATGTTCTTGTTATAAATGTTGATAAAAAATTAAGATCATTATCGTTAATTTGACCATCTCCTGCTCTTTCAATTATACTTTTTGCAGTTGTTTCACCTGGTAGTCTAAACTGATCTTTTGCGTTTGTTATTTCTCCTAAATTTATTTTTTCTATAATAGTTGTATTCGTATTATAATTACTATCATAACTAAATTTACCATCATTAATTTTTGCATTAAAACTTTTAATTTGTTCATCAGCTTTTGCATCACCAGTAGAATATTCTAAAAGTTCTTGTTCAGTTAATCCATGAACTTTGTTTGCATCACTTCCATTTATTCTATCTGATATTGCTTTTAAATTTTTATTTATTACTGAAGCGTTATTAAATTTTAAAACTTCACCATCAAATCTAGCTTTTGATCTTACTTCTGTAATTAATTTTTTTCTGTCATCTCCTGTTATTTGTTTAAAATTATTTGGGTCTTGTAATGCAACAGCAGCGCCAGCTGCATCTGTTTGTGCTAAAAATTTAACTTGTTCAATCTCTACAAGTTTTGGAAAGTTTCTTTTATATTCATCAAACTGTGGTTTACCAATAATTCCATCATTTACTAAACCTTGATAAGCATCTAAAGATGATTTTGATAAAGTTTTAAATGAGTATGGATCACCTGAAGATACTGCTGCTAAAATATCAGAAGCTACTTTTTGTTCTACTTGTCCTACTCTATTTTTAACTAATTTATTTCTTGTTATTTTTAAAATATTATTAACATAAGTTTTTTTATTTTGTGCTAAACCTATAGTAAAAAGATCAGCTACGTTTTTATTATTTGTTTGAGATAAATATTTATTTTTTATTTTTTCATATTCTTTTTCAAAATATTCTACACCAGCAGTAGGTGTTAATTTTAATTGAGCTTGTTGTTCTGCATTGAAAATATCTACTCTTGCTTTAGAACTTAATTCACCTGCATTAACTTTATCTTCAATAGCTCTCTCTCTAACATAATAATCTTCAGCTGCTTTACCTAATGGTCTTAATGCTGACGCAACATTTTGTCTTGGATCAACCTGCACATTTGTAGTAACACCAGCTGCTTCAGCAGTAGGTCTTGCAGTTGCTGTAAACGTGGGTATCTTCATTAAATTATTCCTTTAGCTTGACCAATTCTTAACAAACTTTCACCAGCTCTTGAGTAATATCCAAGTTGAGCAATTCTAGCTTCTTGTCTTTTTATCTGTCCTGATATTCTTGCAAAATTAGCTTCTTCTATTTTTTGTGCTTCTGCCACCTGAGAGTTATATTCCATAACATCTTTTTGTATTTCAGCTTGTTCAGCATTATATCTTTGCACATTAAAAAATGTTCCTGATCTTTGAATACCTGATTTTGCTGCTGCAACATTTGTGCTACCAACTAATTTTTGATAGTTTTGATCGAATCTTGCAATATCAAATTCAGTTTGTTGAGCAATAGCATCTGCTTCTTGTTCTTTTATTTGTGCATTACGATTATAAACAGCTTCATTAAATTTACCCATTGCTGATACTTGTTGTGCTGCTGCTATATCAAAAACAAAACTCATTAAAAAATCCTCGCATATCTGAAGTGATCTGAACCATCAAAACCATAATGTTTCATCAATCCTTCGTTTTGTAAACCAAGCCATGAAGCAAACTTCAAACCTATTTTGAAGTCAGCTCTTACAGCTGTTTGTACTCTTTTTATATTATTTTCTCTAGCTAGTCTTGCAAAATTTTTCTTGATAGCTCTAGCAATAACTAGTGGGTGATTCCAAACTTTACTTGTTGCTAAGACCCAACCCTCTGCTACACCATTCCATATGATCTTCATACCCGCAGAAGCAATAGGCTCGTTGTTTATAATACACGTATAAGCTAATCCGTCTTGTTCTAGTTCCATTGCATCGCCATCAAACTTAGCATCTTGATCCATCAAGACGTGGTTCATTTGATTTGCAAGGATGATCTTACCATGTTTAGAAATATAAGGAACTATCTGTAATAAATTTTTAGTCATTCGTTTGTAACTCAGGGTATAATGATAATATTGTTAAAGGTAAAGGTTGTGTTTGTCTAACAAAAATAAATCCATCAGTGTCGTAGTTACCTCTAAATTCTACAGCTTTATCACCTGTAAATGGTGGTATACCTTGATCCATAGGATCAGCAGATGTTCTGAAAGGTATACGTTCCATGTTAGTAAGTGATTCACCAACCTCTACACCAACAGACTCAAATAGTCTTATTGTAATCTCATATATTCTTTTTGTTTTACCTTGTGATGTTCCATTTTGTGAACCAGCATCAAGTCGCATCGTTTGTAGTATTGAGCTATAACTCAAACCTACTTTAGCTTTGGTTACAGCACGATCTAAAGTTATTGCACCGCTGCTTACTACTTTGTCAGGATGTGTAGCACCATCAGCTAATATTGAAACTGTTTGTCCTTCAAGGTGTGATAAACCTGAAAGTGTTGTTGTTGAACTACCACTATAAGATAGTTGTGAATCTAAAAAATTAAATGTAGTATTATCGGTTGTTGTAAAATCAAA